CAGGCGCTGGGCATCGTCGGCGGCATCCTGCCCGGCTACTGGACCGGCAAGTGGATGAACGCGCTCGCCGGCACGGTCGGCGACAGCGCGGCGGCGATCGCCGGCGGCGGGTTCGGGGCGTTGCAGAACGTGGCCACGACGGGCTTCGGCAGCACGGCCGAGATCGCGCGGCTGATCCAGGCGCCGATGCCGACCGTCACCCTGTCCGGCTCCGGCGTGATCGGGGCGGGCGCCTTCACCGGGGCCAACAGCGGGGCGAACGCGGGCAACAGCGGGTTGATCGGCAACGAGAACCACTCGCCGAAGCCCATCACGACCACGACCACCACGACCACCACCACCAACAACTGTGCCGGGGGCAGCACGACCAACGGCGCGGGCGGGAGCTGCTGAGGTGAACGAGATCTATCTGGAGCCGGCCGAGCGGCAGCCCTGCGAGGTGTGGACCCGGTGCATGGGCTACCACCGGCCGGTGTCGGCCTTCAATCCGGGCAAGAAGGCGGAGCATGCCGAGCGGGTGTTCTTCCGCGCGCCCGACTGGCTTCCCGCCGCGGCGGCGGAGCCGGAGCGGGCATGACCGGAGACCCCTATATCCGGAGCGCGGTGGTGCTGCGGGTCGTCGATGGCGACACCGTGCGCGTGCGCCTGGACCTCGGGTTTGATGCCGGCATCAATCTGACGCTGCGTCTGGATGGGATCGATGCGCCGGAGACTGACACCCGCGCCGGGAGGGACGCCGCCGTGTGGCTGGCGGCGCGCCTGCCGGCGATGACGCCGGTCACCGTCAAGACGGTGAAGGACCGCCGCGAGAAGTACGGCCGGTACCTCGCGACGCTGTACGACGGGCAGGGCGACGTCAACGCCGCGCTGGTGGCGGCGGGGCATGCCACCCCTTACGCTGGCGGGCGCCGGACGCCGGGGTGACGATGCTTCCGGACGTGATGGACCTGGCCGACCAGGCCGAGGCGACCGAGGAGCTGTTCCGCTCGGCGGTCGTGCGGGAGGTGCGCGCTCGGGCCGCACTCCCGATCGCGCCGTCGGACGAGTGCCTCGACTGCGGCGCGCCGACTGTGGGCGGGGCGCGCTGGTGCGACGCCGCGTGCCGGGACAACTACGAGCGCCGCCAGGCGCGACAAGGAGCAGAGTGATGGAACACGACGAGATCGCACACAAGCTGGGCGAAATCGCCGGCCGGCTGCTGTTCATCACTGAGCAGCAGCTGGCGCAGACCGCTCGGTTGCACGAAATATCGGGTCACCAGACCGCCATGCTGGTGCGGCTGGGCAAGATCGAGGAGCGCGGCATGGCGGGCGAGGCGCGGCTGGACAAGGTCGAGAGCGACCTCGTCGGCCTGCGCAGCGACGTGGCGGAGATCAAGGTCGAGTCGGCGCGGCGCTCCGCGGTGGTCGGGCTGATCAGCGGCACCGGGATCTCGCTGATCGCCGAGGCGCTGCGCCAGTTCGTGCGGTTGAAGAGCTGATGCGCTCGAAGCCGAAGGAGTTGGTCGGCGCCGTCCGCTCGGCCTACGTCTACGAAGGGCTGGACCAACGCCAGATCGATCGGCGGCTGCGCGTGCCGCGGCGCACGTTCGCCCGCTGGAAGGCGGTCGCGGCGGAGAACGGCGACGACTGGGACACCGCCCGGGCCGCCATGCGGCTGACGATGAAGAGCAACGAGGTGATGGGCGCCGCCGTCCTCGAAGACTTCATCCGGCTGTTCCAGGGCACGCTGGACGACATCAAGAAGGACCCCGAGATCAACGCGTTGCAGAAGGTCGAGATCCTGGCCCGGATGTCCGACGCCTACAACAAGACGCTCTCGGCGATGCGGCGGTCGAGCCCGACCATCTCCAAGCTGTCGGTGGCGATGGAGGTGCTGGAGATGCTGGCCGACTTCGTTCGCACCAGGGCGCCGGAGGCGGCGCCGGTGCTGCTGGCGGTGCTGGAGCCGTTCGGTGAGCAGCTGACGGGCCGTTACTCGTGAAGCTCTCGCGCCGCGAGTTTCTGAAGTCGGTATCGGCGCTCGCGGCCGAGTATCGGCACAAGATCGAGGCCGAGGTCCAGGGCTTCGACAGCGACGCCGCGGCGGCGTGCGAACGGGCCGCCCGGGCGCGCGAGGACTTCGAGTTCTTCGCCCGCACCTACTTCCCGCACTACGTCCAGAGCGCGCCCTCGGTGTTCCATGCCTGGATGTTCGCCAACTTCCCGCGCCTGGTCGGCGGCACGGGCCGCAAGACTGCAATCGCAGCGCCGCGGGGCGAGGCGAAGTCGACGCTGGTGACCCAGATCGGCGTGCTGTGGTGCATCGTCGGCGAGCGCAAGCACTTCGTCCCGATCATCATGGACGCGTTCGAGCAGGCGGCCTCGATGCTCGAGGCGATCAAGGCCGAGCTCGAGGTGAACCCGCGGCTGCGGATGGACTTTCCCAAGGCCTGCGGCGTCGGCCGGGTGTGGAACGCCGGGGTGATCGTCACGGCCAACGAGCGCAAGGTGCAGGCGTTCGGCTCGGGCAAGCGGATGCGCGGCCTGCGGCACGGGCCGCACCGGCCGGACCTCGTGATCTGCGACGACATCGAGAACGACGAGAACGTGCGCAGCCCGGAGCAGCGGGACAAGCTGATGGCGTGGCTGACCAAGACGGTGCTCTCGCTCGGCCCCGCCGACGACTCGCTGGACGTGGTAGTGCTGGGCACGCTGCTGATGGCCGACAGCGTGCTCGCGCGCCTGTTGCAGAACTCGCTGTGGGAGCGCCGGAAATTTTGCGCCCTCATCCGCTGGCCGCATCGGATGGACCTCTGGCAGGAGTGGGAGGAGGTGCTGCGCAACGACGGCGAGAAGCCGGCGGCGGCTTTCTACGCCCGGCGCAGGAAGGCGATGGACGCCGGCGCCGAGGTCTACTGGCCGGACCAGCGGCCGCTGTACGTGCTGATGGTGAAGCGGGCCCGCGACGGGCACCGGGCGTTCGACTCGGAAATGCAGAACGACCCGGTGTCCTCCGAGGACAACCCGTTCGCCGCCCCGGACAAGATCAAGTTCTGGGTGGCGCCGTGCCGGGACTGGGTGTTCCTGGGCGCCTGCGACCCGTCGCTGGGCAAGCTCAATCGCTCGCGCGATCCGTCGGCGCTGCTGGTGGGCGGGTTCGATCGCCGGCACGGGGTGCTCGACGTGGTCGAGGCGTCGATCGCGCGCCGGGTGCCGGACAAGATCATCCAGGACGTGATCCGGCTGCAGGAGAAGTGGGACTGCGTCGTGTGGGGCATCGAGGCGGTGCAGTTCCAGGAATTCCTGCGCACCGAGCTCGTCAAGCGCTCGGCCGCGCGCGGCATCCCGGTCCCGGCGCGGCCGATCGTGCCGCACGCCGACAAGCCCCTGCGCATCGAGTCGCTGGAGCCGCACGTCGCTAACGGGCTCATCCGGCTGCACGCTGCGCAGACGGTGCTGTTGCACCAGTTGCGGCACTGGCCGGACGCCGATCACGACGACGGCCCGGACGCCCTGCACATGCTGTGGATGCTGGCCATGACCTGGGGCGGGCCGGTGGCTTTCGCCTCGATCGGCCCGGCGCGCCGCGCCAGCCGCCAGTACGCCGACTATCTGGGTTGATCATGAGCGTGCGAGACCTCACCAAACAAATCGCCACCGCGGCCCGCAATCCGTTCCTGCCGCAGTATTCGCGCCTGCTGTTGCCCGACGACGACACGATTGCCAGCCGGGGGAACGGCAAGGGCCTGCGCATTTACGACGAGATCGAGCGCGACTGTCACGCGTTCGCGGTGCTGGACAAGCGCAAGCGGGCGGTGGTGGCGCGGCCGTGGGAGGTGCGCCCGGGCAAGAAGACCGCGGCGGGCAAGGCGGCGGCGGCGCTGGTGCAGGAGCAGCTCGCCGGCATGAACTTCGACCGCCTGTCGTACGGCCTGCTGGATGCGGTGCTCAAGGGCTTTGCCGTGGTCGAGGTGCTGTGGGAGGCAAACGGCGCGCGGCTCACCGCCGCGCTCGCGCTCTCCCGCGATCAGCGCCGCTTCGTCTTCGACGTCGACAGCGCGTTACGGCTGCTCACCTTCGAGAACATGCTGGACGGCGAGGAGTTGCCGGCGCGCAAGTTCGTGGTGCACGCCTGGGGCAGCAAGGAAGCCAACCCGTATGGCCTCGGGCTGGGCACCCGCCTGTTCTGGCCGGCGTGGTTCAAGCGCCAGGGCATCACCTTCTGGCTGACCTTCGCGGACAAGTTCGGCTCCCCCACCGCGCTCGGCCGGTACCCGGCGGGGACCGGGGAGGACGACCGCACCCGGCTGCTCTCCGCGCTCGAGGCGCTGGCCAACGACGCCGGCGTCATCATGCCCGACAGCGTCCAGGTAGAGCTGCTCGAGGCGCAGCGCTCGGGGTCGATCGACACCTACGACAAGCTGGTCCGCTACATGGACGAGCAGATGTCGCTGGCGGTGCTGGGCGAGCAGCTCACCACGACGCCGAAGGCGACCGGCATCGGCAGCGGGCTCGCCGAAGCGCACAACGACGTCCGGATCGAGCTCGCGCGCTGGGATGCCGACCTGCTCTCGGAGACGCTGAACCAGACGCTGGTGCGCTGGATCGTCGAGTTCAACTTGCCGGGCGCTCCGCTGCCCACCGTGTGGCGGGTGATCGAGGCGCCGGAGGATCTGGGCGCCCGGGCCGAGCGCGATCGCAAGATCTACGACATGGGCTTCCGCCCGACGCTCGCCTACGTGACCGACACCTACGGCGGCGAGTGGGAGGAAAAGCCTGCGCCGGAGCCGACGCTGGTCACCGGGGCGAGCGCGCCACCGGCCGCGGCCGGGGCGGCCTTCGCCGAGGCCGGTGCGCCGTTCCCCGACCAGGCGGCGCTCGATGCCATCGCCGCCCCCGACTGGGCGGCCCTGACCGAGCCGCTGTTCCGCCCGATCTTTGTGGCGCTGGAACAAGGCGTGGCGCCGCAGGACCTGGTCTCCCACATGGCGGGGTGGTATCCGCAGATGGACGACGCGAAGCTGACCGAGCTGCTGGCGCGGGCGGTGTTCGTGGCCGAGGTGTGGGGCCGGGTCAATGCCGGCCGCGCCTGACCTCGCCGCGCTGTTCGCCCTGCCGCCGGAGGAGGCGATCGCCTTCTTCCGCAGCAAGGGCTACGCCATCTCGTGGAACTGGTGGGACACGTGGCGCGAGGCGCACGACCGGGCCTTCACCGTGGCCAAGGCGACGCGGCTCGACATCCTGCAGGACATCCGGGCGGCGGTAGACGAGGCGCTGGCGGCCGGCCAGACCGAGCGCTGGTTCAAGCAGACGCTGGGGCCGGTGCTGCAGCGCAAGGGCTGGTGGGGCCGCAAGCTGGTGGTGGACCCCGACGGCGCGGTGCAGGTCATCCAGGAGGGCAGCCCGCGCCGGCTGGAGACCATCTTCCGCACCAACCTGCAGACGTCTTATGCGGCCGGGCGCTGGAAGGCCTTCGAGGCCAACGCCGCGGCGCGCCCGTACGTGGAGTACGTGGCGGTGATGGACGGGCGCACGCGGCCGGCGCATGCGGCGCTCAATGGCCGCGTCTTCCGGATCGACGACCCGGCGCTCGAGGTGATCGCGCCGCCCAACGGCTGGAACTGCCGCTGCCGCCTGAGGGCGTTGTCCGGGGCGGATCTGCGCGCGCGCGGGCTCAAGGCGGAGACCGACGCCCGCATCGTCAGCGTGCCGGTGCCGGGGCGGACGCTGGTCGATGCGCGCACCGGCGAGGTCGACCCGCAGAAGCTCGTGCGCCGTGGCGTCTCGGTGCCCGGGCCGCTCGGCGAGCGGGTAACGCTGCTGACCGACCTCGGCTGGGACTACAACCCGGGCGGCACCTGGCAGAAGCCGTTCGCGCCGCCGCCGCTGGACACGCTGCCGCGCAGTTTCCCGGCTGGCATGGCGCTGCCCGATCTGCCGGCGCCGCAGGTGGTGCCGGCGTCACGACTGCTGGCGCCGGGGCTGCCGCCGGAGGACTACGCGCGGGCGTTCCTGCGCGAGTTCGGCGCCGACGTCGGCAAGCCGGTGGTGTTCCGCGACGTGGCGCAGGGCGCGCTGGTGATCGACGAGGCGCTATTTCAGGATGCCGCGGGGAATTGGAAGTCGCGCAAGGACGGCCGCGGCCCCTTCATGGCGCTGCTCGCGGATGCGGTGCGGGCTCCGGACGAAATCTGGCTGCACTGGGAGGCATCGCGCGACCGGCCCGGCACCTGGCTGCTGAAACGGCGTTACCTCAAGACTTTCGAGCTCGTCGCCGCCGCCGGCGCCGACGTGCAGTACGGGCTGACCGTGTTCGAGTTCGGCGCGGATGGCTGGACCGGGTCGACCGCGATGATGGCCAAGCCGGACCGCACGCCGCAGGCGCGCCGCGACTACATCGCGCGGCAGCGGGGCGGCTTCCTGTTGTACCGCCGCAAATGAAGAGGCCCAGCGCGCCGCATCACGCTGGGCCACTGTGC